ATACAAATGTATATGATAAAGAAGAATTAAATACTCTTATTAATGAAGGACCAAAAATAGTTCCTAAAAAGAAACCAATTAAAAATAATTTTCAACAGAATCTAAAACAATCTGAAAGTTCAAATAATTATGGTATTGTAAATACAGAAGGTTACATGGGAGCATATCAATTTGGTGATGATAGATTACAAGATTATAAAAATGCAACTGGGGAAACATTTGATAATAAAACTTTTTTAGAGAATAAAGAATTACAAGATAAAGTTTTTAATTGGCATACAAATGATATACAAAATTTTATTAAAGAAAATAAATTAGATAGTTCTATTGGAAAAAAAATAAATGGAGTTCCTATTACATTAAATGGTTTAGTTGCTGTTGCTCACTTAGGTGGTAAAGAAGGAATGAAAAAATTTGTTAATACAAATGGTGAGTACAATCCAAGTGATAAATATGATACAAGTCTTCTTGATTACTTAAAAAAATTTGGAGACAAATTAAATTTTAATATCGGTGGATTAGCAAGAGCTGTAGGAACTACAATACAAAGAGGTTTAACTCAAGTTACTAATACAGCAAAATCATATGAAAAAGTAAATAAAATATTTGATGACTTTAATGTATTAACTGTGCATGATTTTGGTTCTGGGTTAGGTGTTGGAAGTAAAAAATTTACTAATAAAAAAGTAACAAGTCACGAACCTTTTGCTGATTTAAAAAAGATAGAAAAAGTTAAAGGAAGAAAACCAGATTATATTGATGTTAAAGATATGATTATGGGTGAAGGTGTTAAGTCTAAAGATGGTGTCATAAACCATATGGTTTTAAATGTTATCGAAGATAAAGCAGAGAGAGATATTGTTGTAAAACAAATTGCTAACTTATTAAATGATAAAGGTATAGGTGTTATAACTACAAGAACAGCTCAAGATGTTGCATCAGCGTCAACAAAAAAACCTTATCTTGATGGTTTCTTAATTAAAAAAGGAAAAGAATTTACATTCCAAAAAGGATTTAGTCAAAGTGAATTAAAGAATTATATATCAGAAGTTTTAGGAGATTTATTTGATGTATTAGATGTACCTAAAAAATATAACTTAGGTGGTTCTGGTGTTATCATTACTAGGAAAGATAGATTACCATTTTTTCATGGAGGTTATGCGGCAATAAGAAAAGCTATGACTTCTAATAGAGCTTATAGTGGTAGTTCAACTGGTTCTAGTATAGGTCCAGCAGGTATGGGTGGTGGTTCTTATCAATCATCTAGCAATCCTCAAACATTTATTGGCGGGGGCAGTAACAACAACAATAATAATAATAATAACAATAATAATAATAATCAAAGTTCTACTACAACTACAACTAATGTGCCGACTAACACATCTTCAACAGATAGCGGAGGTAGTTCTAATAAAGAAAAAACTAAAGATAAAGTTAAAAAACTTCTTAAAAAAACAAAAAATAAAATAGAAAGATTTACTACAGAAAATGCAGACATACTTCCGGGTGGTAAAACTTATGAAAAAGCTATTAAGACAGCTTATGGAGGATATACATTTGGTAAAGGTTTTAGAATAGGAGACAATGCTGGTGGTAGTATATATGGAAAAACTGGTGGTATTTTAAAAGGTGAAACAACAACAGCAGTTGATACTAGTGTACCCGATTATCCTACATTTAAAACAATTCCAACAGAAGTTCCAGATATAGATGTATCTAATATATTAGATGGTGGTTCGGTTGGTGTTACTGCAGGTGTTGGTACAAAATACGGATTATTTAGTGGGGGAATTGACACTAAAGAAGGAGCAAGTTTAAAATATAATGTTGCTGGTGATACAAAATTTTTTGAACCTAACATTTTAGGAAAGAACATAACTGTTGGAGTAACACCTTATGCATCAACCAAATTTAAACCAATGGATAAAGGTGATAATTTTGATGGTAAAATCGGGGCAATGGTAACTACTGATTATGGTAGTGCTGATGTATTTATAACAGAAGAGGGAAAGATTTATGGCGGTATAAGTAAGAATTTTAAAAGTGGCGGATTACTTGACAAAAAAAGGGGTTGACAAGTTGAAGATAGAGGTGTATAATATAGGTATAACGGGATAGCTACGGGTAGTATTTCGTTATACTAACAACTCGCTTATGAAAGGAGCAAAAATGAACCTACCTACAGGGGTCTTTGACCCATTCAGAAACTTGACTGTTGGCTTTGATGATATCTTTGACCAACTGTCAACATTGTCATCATATGACACATCTAATTATCCTCCGTATAACATCAAGAAGGTTGATAAAGAAAAGTATCAATTGGAAATGGCGTTGGCAGGATTTACAAAAACAGATGTAATAGTTGAAGTAAAAGAAAATACTTTAACAATATCTGGTAAAGTGTCAGACAAAGATACAGATACTTTTGTACATAGAGGTATAGCTCAAAGGTCTTTTAAAAGACAATGGACTTTGGCAGAACATCTTGAAGTAACAAGTGCTGTGTTAAAAGATGGCGTTCTAAAAGTAGATATGAAATTAAATCTACCGGAGGAAAAGAAACCAAAAACAATTACTGTAAAGTAAAAAGGTAGGGGGCGTTAAGCCCCTTACAAACTATGAAATTATTATTAATATTATTGACAGGAGAAGTAGCTATGGGAAATCCACATATAGGAAAAAAGAATGGGCAACTTAAAGTGCCTGTTATTAAAACAAATCAAAAAGAAGTACAAGATAACTTTTATGGAGTATTTGATAGTACACCATCAACACAAAAAGACATGATAAAAAAATATTATAAAAATAAAATTTTAGACCAATATAAAAAAAGAGGTTAATATGTTAGGCGGATTACCAGTAGAAATGATAACAATGCTTGGGTCATCTTTGTTAGGTGGCTTTATGAGCATATGGAGTCAAAGCATCAAAGCAAAACAAGATGAACAAAAGATGTTACTTGCTAGAGCAGACAATCAAATGTCGCATATAGAAAAAGCAAGAACATATGAGAACAAAGGATTTACTTTTACAAGAAGAATAATAGCTTTGACCGCAGTATTTATGGTAATAGCTTATCCTAAATTAGTACCAGTATTTTTTGATGTTCCTGTTATTTTAACATGGACAGAATTTACTAGAGGATTTTTATTCTTAGTAGAACAGAAAGAATTATTAATGGACAAAGCTCATGCAGGTGTAGTAATAACACCATTAGATACTCACTTAATGAGTGCGATTGTAGGATTATATTTTGGTGGTAGCTTAGTTAAGAGATAACTCTAAGATATTTTTCTAACCATTCGTGGACAACAATAAATTTTCTTTTAGCTTCATTTACAACATTTGTAAAGAACACTCTTTCCTCTCGATGAGGGAAAGCTTTATCCATAATCTCTTTGTCATCAACTGGCATAGATTTTATTTCTGTGATAAACTTTCCCTCTCTATCAAGGATTAAAGAATAAGAAAATATTACTGCTTCCTTTTTATTCTGCGTCATCGAAGACATTAGACCAGTTCCCTTTTACACTAGCTTTAGTATAAGCAGAAGCTCTTCCCTCGAAAAAGTTTTGATGTTCAACACCAATAACTTCATCCCACCAAGTCAAAGGATTTTCACTCACTCCAAAGTTAGGTTTCAAACCTAATTGTAATAAGCGTCTATCAGCAATATATCTATTGTATTGTTTCATTTCCTCTAATGTTAGACCTTGTATATCTCCCATCTCAAAAACTAATTCAATAAAGTTGTCCTCATGGTCAACCATTTCCCTACATATATCGTAGATTTCTTTCTTGAACTCATCGGTCCATATGTCTAGGTTTTCTTTTATTAAAGTTCTAAATACTTTAGTCATACCCTCAACATGAAGTGACTCATCACGAATACTGTAGTCAACTATCTTACACATCCCCTTCATTTTATTAAACCTTTGAAAGTTAATCAAGATAGCAAAGCTTGAGAATAACTGTAGTCCTTCTGTAAAACCAGAGTATACAGCTAAAGCTTTAGCTACATCTTTTAAGTCTTTCTTTGTTTTAACTTCGGATGTTTTAAATTGTTGTATGTAATCATGTTTAGATGACATCTCTTCATACTTAGCAAATGCTTTGTATTCAGACTCGGGCATACCAACTGTATCTAACAACAATGAATATGAATGTTGATGTACTGATTCAATGTTTGCAAATGAACCCATCATCATTCTTAATTCTGGTTTCTTAAATAGTGGTATATACTTATCATAATATCCTGCACCAACATCAACATCTGATTGTGTAAACAATCTAAATATTTGTGTTAATAAATTTTTTTCTGCCGGTGATAACTTTTGATTCCAATCTTTTACATCTTCATGCATGGGTACATCTTCTGGTAACCAATGCAATTGATTTTGTAATGTATAATAATCAAATGCCCACGGGTATTCAAATGGTTTATAATAAGTTCTTTCGTTAAATAATGGACTTACGCTTCGCATGATAAACAAACCTCCTCTGTTGCTTCTTGTTCTAATCTTACTCGCTTAACTTTTAAATTAATATTCTCTGCACTTTTAGCTTCTCTACTTCTTAGATAATACAAACTCTTTAATCCTTTTTTCCAAGCTTGATAATGTACTTTATTTGTATAGCGTAAAAAATTATCATGCTCTTCTTGTGAAGCTTGTATGCGTGGAGCAACAAAGAATAAGTTTACTGATTGTGCTTGACAGATATACTCTTGTCTATCTGATGCGTGTTGGATAATCCAATTCTGGTCTATCTCATTTGCAGTTTTAAATACATCTTTTTCCATATCAGTTAAAAAGGATAGATGACTTACCGAACCTTCATGTTCGCTAATACTTTTCCAAATTGTATCTTTATAATTTTGATAATCATTATCATAATCTTTTTGTAAAGTTTCTGACAGTTCCCATTTAGTTTTAAATAAATTATGTAGCTGTCTGTTTCTAACTTGGAATGTTCCACTTAAAGTTTTATGTGAATATACATTAGCTCTTATAGGTTCTATCGAAGGACTAGTTCCTCCACAAATAATAGATGATGTAGCGTTAGGAGCAATAGCAAGTAAGTGTGCATTACGCATACCTGTACCTTCCATGTCCGGAGCTTCACCTCTTTCTTTGGCTAGTTCCTTAGATGTTTTTACAGCTAACTCTTTGATTTGTTTGAATATTTTTGTATTCTGTCCTGTTGCCATTGGACTATCAAATGGTATATTTAATTTTTGTAGATAGGTATGAAAGCCCATAGCACCAAGACCAATACTTCTTTCTCTGTAAGCACTATAACCTGCCTTCTCAAAACCTAATCTTTGTACTTCCATGTTTCTTATATCACCTTTGTAATCATAAACAAAATCATAAGTAGCTTGTATAAAATGTTCTAACACATTGTCTAACATTCTAATCATGTCTGGTATAAATGTAGAAGACATTGACCACTCATCATACTGTGCAAGATTAACACTAGATAAACAACACACAGCAGTTCTATCTTCACTTGTAGGTAATGTTATTTCACTACAAAGATTTGATTGATTAACTTTTAATCCAGCTTCTTTTTGTTTCTCTGGTAAATGTTTATTAGATGTATCAATAAAGTGTAAGTATGGTTCACCTGTTTCATGTCTTGTTTCTAAAATTAATCTCCATAGTTCTCTAGCACTAATAGATTTAATCTTTTGTTTTGAGTGCGGGTCTATTAAATCCCAATCAACATTCTTAGAAACACATTCCATAAACTTATCAGTTATGTTTATACCATGATGTAAGTTAAGACATTTTCTATTTGTATCTCCACCAGAAGATTTACGCATAAATAAAAACTCTTCTATCTCCGGATGCGATACATCCATATATGCTGCATAGCTACCCCTCCTTGTTGTTCCTTGGTTGAAAGCTAACATCTGACTATCAACAACTTTCATAAAAGGTATTGACCCTGTTGATTTAGAACCATGAGAAGTAGAAGTACCATCACTTCTAACTGCTCCCCAGTAACCACCAATACCACCACCATTACTAGCTAACCAAATGTTTTCATCATAATGTTTACTTAATCCTTCTCTACTATCTGGTACATAATTAAGAAAACAAGATATAGGTAAACCTTTAGATGTACCTGCATTAGAAAGTATAGGCGAAGAAAAACCAAACCATGTCTTACTTGCATAGTCATATATTCTTTGTGCCATATCCCAATCTGTTTTACCACGATAAGTAGAAACATATTTTGCGGCTCTAGCAAAAGCGTGTTGAGGTGATGTTTCTTTTTTATCAAGGTATCTATCTCTAACAGTTGCGATACCAAATGGTGTTAAGTATTTATCCCTATCTAAATCTATTTTAATCTTCATCTTTCTGGTTTACCTTTCATTAAATCTATTTTAAATTCTTCATCTTCTTTTTCTGTTACTGCTTCTATCTCACCTGCTATTGCCATGTAAGCTGATGCATCAATGTAAGTATCAGATGTTCTCTTACCTAATTTAGTTCTTGCTATCTTTAACAAAGTCATCATAATAGCAACATCATGTGCATCAATCTTAACATCAAGATACGCATCCCAAAGCTTTGCTATGTTATTATGGTTTTCTTTTTTATCACCATAATCAATATGTCTCTGACCTCCTACTAAGTTAATTGCTTCTTCTAAATATTCTTTAGTTTTGTTCACTACCTTCTCCTTTCTTTCCAAATAATATTTTGTCAAACTCTCTTTCACCTATGTAATTACACAATGCATTGTTATGTTTTGCAAACCAAAAAGTTCCATAACCAAGTTTCATAATCTGTGTATCACCTTCTGTTAAATCCCAAAATTCTATTTCTATTTTTTTTCTTTTACCAACACCAACAGGTGTAAACGATATATAAGCTTTACCTTTTTCCATTTTTTATCATCCAATCTTTCGGTATCTTTTTCTCACACCATTCAAAATTATTTTTAATACACCAATCAGCATAACTAGTTTTAGAATTTTTTCTAATCTTTACTCTTGAATTTTGAAAACAAAAACGAATATCATAATCTGTACTATCTCTTATCCATAAATGTTTTTTCCTATCTGCAATAGTAAACCTACCTTTTAATTCTACATACACATTAGTAGAAGGAAAATAAAGGTCGGGCAAATAAGACCTATGAATAACCGGCTGAACATATTTAATCCTTTCTCTTTCATAAAAGAATTTAATCTTTTTTGTTTTTAAATTCTTTATAACTGTTTCTTCAAACTTAGAACGATAAGCCATCTAACTCCGAGTAACCGCCTATCTTATTTCCGTTAATAATAATTTGTGGAAATGTTTTAGCATAAGGAAACAAATTAAAAAATTCTTCTTTAGTATAATCAACATCTAACATAAGTATTGTAGGATTATGTTTAGCTAATTCCATTTTAGCTTTCTCACAATACACACAGTTAGGTTTAGAGTATAT